ACTCCAGAGGACATTACATCACCTGTAAACGATGGATTTGCAGAATTTACCATTGATATCAAGCAAGGAACGTTTGTAACCAATGAATTTGTCGTAGATACGTCTCAACCTAACCAAAAATTTATAATTCCGAACCCATATGTAGACACATCAACGTTAAAAGTGCAAGTTAGAGACACTTTAACATCATCTTCAAGAAAAACTTACTCACAAATCGATAATATTGTTGGAATCAGTACTCATTCTGAGACATTTTTGATACAAGAGGTACAAGATGAGAAATATGAGCTACTTTTTGGTGATGGAGTGCTTGGAAAACGGTTAAGTAACGGAAATGTTATTAATTCAACATATATTGTGACTGATGGAGTCAATGGAAACGGTGTTGCCAACTTTTCTTTTGCTGGAAAACTTGTTGATAACGATGGAGGACTGATTACAAGTGGAATTTCTGATGTAATTACAAATCAAAGATCAAGTAATGGTGCTGAAGTTGAAAGTATTGACACAATTCGTAATTTATCAACCAGAGTTTACTCGGCACAACACAGAGCAGTTACAGCTAATGATTATGAAGCAATAATTCCGACAATTTTTCCAAATGTTGAGAGTGTAACTGCTTATGGAGGTGAAGATTCCAATCCACCGCAGTTTGGAAAAGTATTTTTATCAATAAAACCTAAAAATGGTCGATTTATCTCGGATTTTGACAAAAGACAACTTTTAGATAAATTAAAGAGATATTCTGTAGCTGGAATTCGTCAAGAATTTGTAGATTTAAAGTTTTTATTTGTTGAAATCAATACAAATGTATATTACAACACAAATGCAGTTGCAAATGTTAATAATCTAAAAACTACCATCAGAAATTCACTTGAAATTTATGCAAATTCATCAGATTTAAATTCTTTTGGTAGTCGATTTAAATATAGTAAAGTTTTAAAAATAATTGATGATAGTAGTTCTGCGGTAACTTCAAATATTACAAAAGTGATTATTAGACGTAATTTAGATGTTGATACAGCTAATTTTGCACAATATGAACTGTGTTTTGGAAATAAATTTCATAATCGTAAAGAAGGATACAATATAAAATCAACAGGATTTACAGTTGATGGAATTCGTGGAGTTTTATACTTTACGGATGTTTATATTGATGATAAAACTGGAAGATTGATTATTTTTAGACTTAGTAATACTGGAGCTATTGAAGTTGTTAAAAGTAATGCAGGAACTGTTAAATATGACATCGGTGAAGTTCTTATAGATACAATACGTATACTTTCAACTATTGAATCAGACAACGTTGTTGAAATTGAAGCAATTCCAGATTCAAATGATATTATTGGATTAAAAGATCTTTATTTACAATTATCAATCGCTGATAGTAAAATAAATTGTGTTGAAGATATAATTTCTACTGGTGCAGACACATCTGGTACAAATTACATTTCTACGTCTAGTTTTGTAAATGGTTCTAAGGTTCGTGGTGATATTATTACTGATGCTGCAGTATCAACTGTTTTAGTTGGATATGTGAACGGACAACCATACTATGGAACTTTCCACACTATGAGTGATGGATCAAAAATGACTGGTAGCACTCATTCGCCAGATAGTCAACCTATATCAGATACTCCAGGCACTACATCTACATCTTCATCATTTACATCATCATTTACATCATCTAGATCATCATCTAGTTCGTCATCATCATCATCTTCCTCATCTAGTTACTAAACCGTTTAATAATGGGTATAGACACCGCAGCTAAAAAAGTTCAGATTAATAAACTTGTCCAAAGTCAAGTTCCATCTTTCGTAGCCGAAGATAATCCTTTATTTGTTGATTTTTTAAAACAGTATTATATAAGTGAGGAAAGTCAAAGTAAATCAATTGATATAATTACTAATTTTAATGATTATCAGAAAGCAGATACTTATTCAGAAAACTATAATTTAATAGGATTTGCTACATGTACAAGTGTTGTAAATTCTTATGATGCCACTATTAACGTAACTTCGACTGATGGATGGCCTTCTGATTATGGATTACTTAAAATTGATGACGAAATTATTACATATACTGGTATTACCTCTACATCATTTACTGGATGTGTCAGAGGATTTTGTGGAGTAGATAATTTAAAATCACCAACAAATCCTGAGTCACTTGTATTCTCTACAACAAATGCAAGTAAACATGAAGATGAATCAAAAGTTATTAATTTAAGTAATTTATTTTTACAGGAATTTTGGCAAAAAACAAAAGAATTGTTTATGCCTGGATTTGAAGATCGTAATTTACATGAGAAAATTGATAAATCTAACTTTTTACGTCAAGCAAAAGATTTTTATTCATCAAAAGGAACTGATGAAGCTATAAAAATATTATTTGGTGTGCTATTTGATAGTAGAGCTAAAGTAATAAAACCAATTGAACATTTGTTTTCACCTTCTGATGCGGATTATGTGCAAACTAATGATATAGTAGTAGAAAGAATTAGTGGTAATCCTGTAAAAGTAGTTGGTCAAACTTTATTTCAAACAGATAATTTAGCTACAAGTGGATCTATTTTTAATGTTCAATTTTTTCCAAGAGATGATAGAAATTATTATATTATTAGTTTAAGTAAAGGGTCTATTACTGGAACTTTTGAGCCAACAGGATCTTCATCTCTCGTTAATCCTGTGTCAATAGGAACTACAGTTATCACTGTTGATTCAACACTTGGATTTCCTGATAAAGGGGAATTATTTGTAGGTGCTGGTTTAACTGTAGGTATTGCTACATATACAAGCAAAACCTCCACACAATTTTTTGGAGTTTCTGGTATATCATCCAGTTATACTGACAGTGATTTTGTGAGATCAGGTAAAACAGTATTTGCCTATGAAGATGGTGACGCTAGTAAACCAGTATTTTTTAGATTAACAAATGTGGTTAATAACGCTGATTTGAATGATGTTGGATTTTTAAATGCAGATGATGTTATTACACCAAGACAGTTAGGTAAAGTATCTAATCAATCAAATAGAAATTTAAACAGTTGGATCACTAACATAAAAACTAAGAGTGATGTTGCAAGAGATATAGAAACAAATACATCAAAAGTTAATTCAAATAGTAATGTGGTGACAACATCTGCTCCACATTTTTTAAGTATCGGTGATTCTGTAGTTTTATTAGATGTAACGAATGATGATCAAAATCCTGATAATATTTCTGGTAAAGTTCTTGATGTTTATAATGATAAAGAATTTAGATTAGATATAGTTTCTGGTCAATTTAATACTTCTAAACTTTATAAAGTTCAAAGGCAATTAAATTTTGCAAAAAGCACTAACAATCAGTTAGGAGTATCAAATTTTATTTCTGATGTGCAGAATACATATATTTCTAGAGATGATTCTGAAGTTTATGTAACATCTGGATCTTTACCAAGTTATGAAATAGTTGCAACTAATCGAAGTAAAACATTTACTTCAGCAGCTCCTGAATTTAATTCAAATGTTGATGGAGTAAGTAATAATATTACAATTGTTAGTCATAATTTTTTAAATGGTGAATTAGTTCAATATTCTCCTGCCGATACAACACTTACATTTGATGCTAATCAAGTAGTTGGCTTAGATACAGGATCAATATATGCAGTTAAAAAAGTTAATGATGATGTTATTCAATTATCAAGAAGTGTTCCAGATGTTGATGCTGGTAAAGTTATTTCTATTGTTGGAATAGGTAGCACAACCACACATAAGTTAATTCCAAGTGATTTAGCAGAAAAACAAGTAAAACATCAAAACTTTTTAAGAAAATTTCCTATATCACCAAAACCAAGTGAATCAGATATATCATTACAAAATGAACCAATTGGTATGTTTTTAAATGGTGTTGAAATATTATCAAATCAATCTGGTGATAGTGTTCATTTTGGAAGAATAAATCGAATTGATGTAGAAAGTGGTGGAAAGGATTATGATGTAATTACTCCACCTAATATACACATATCAGACAAT